TAACCGCCTTGGTAACAAATTGGACTAAAAAGCGGCCCTGTGCGGCCGCGGAAAAATTTCTAATTTGCGACCAGGGGGCCTTTGTTTTCTTTTTGTGTCTTACCCAGACACATAGGGATTTCGCTTCAGGTACGAAATGGGAGAGTGCAACCCCCGCGTTAAGTACGCGAGAAACTTTGTGTTTATAGGAGAGCACAAAATCCTATCCAGTCGTAATTAAAACGACTGGGGGAACGCCGAGCCACACCGAAAGGTTAGCGTCGTCAGCGACAGGCCTTGCGACCCACCAAAGCTGACCCGTTTCACCACCGATAGCAGTTCGGATTCCAATGGACACGAAAGGGTGCGAACCACCACTTGTCGCAGCTGTCCTGGTCGAATGACCAGTAAACTGGGCGTGTGAGATCCTAGCCACCCTCCGATTATAATGGGGGACGAAGACGTCGACTACAGGATTGGTCTTAGTAGACGTCAACAGGCGAATGGTCCGGCGGGTCGAAGATCGACCCGAATCTGTTTCAACAACACTCGTGGAAGCCTTCGAATAGCCAGAATTAGTCAGGCCATTCTGAGAAAATCCAACGAGGTAGGTCCGATTGGTCACGTTGTTGAAATCGATTGCTCGGACGTTAAAACCACCATTGCTAAAGAGATAGCAACAACTATAGAGCGTGTAAAGATCTGCAAACTGATAACTACGAATGAGCGCATCCGAATTACTCGTATCCTGGAAAACAGGAGCGAGATCAGCCGGAAAAATGACAACATGAAAGTTGTCAGCGTTCGAAACAGACATCGAGATGTACTCGTCAGAGCTCGAAAGATACTGCGTAATCTTCAGCATTTGGCGGAGGGACGTGATCTTCTCGCCAGTCGTCGCTGCGGACACTTCACTTTGTGTGGTGGATGAACCGAGAACTATTGGTGGACAGATCTCGTAACCAGACATAGCAACAGCGGGCGCGTACGGCTCGTGAATGAGAGTTGAGGGAACAGCAAATTCCAGATCGTCGCAACCACACACTTCAACAACAATTGGAATAGTTGCTGACACAGTGTCCGGAGCGACCAACTGGTCAATAACCGTAACTTGCAGAACACCGGCGACGGCGAGTCCGTCCAGCCAAGGATCAGGTTGGATGAACGGCAAAGAGACCTCAAATTCGCAACAAGTGCGCACATCAATGATCTCCCTGTACAAATACTCAGATTCGGCAGCAGTCCAAGAAGGAACTGCTCCGTCAAAAGCAGGTGTATAAGCAACCATGATGCGACCAGAGTGGAACTCAGTCTTGACCATCTTAAAGCGCAGCTTGATACCGCCACGCCAAAATTGAAACTGGTTCCCAAGGAAGCAAACAGGAGCCTGCGCCTCACCTTTTCCTACCGTAACATGAAAGTCACTAAGGCGGTGATTGATCGACGCAAGTATTGTGTCTGCAACATCACTTGTGGTCCAATTGAACCTGCGAACATAAGCACCTTTGGTCTTGATGAAATCAATCGATAACTCATCAGCTGATGTTGTTGAGACACCAGTGTGAATCACCGACTCATTCCCACCAGAAACAGACAACGGTTGGGCAGTCGTGCTCTGGTCGGCTGTAGCTTGATATGGCATAATGTCATAAACAAGACGGTTCGGTGGGGACAAAATGGTGGGCTTCGAAAAGCCCCACACTGTCGCCGAACGCTTAACAACATCGGCCATCCAAGAAACACCCATCATGGGCGCAGTCAAAAGGGGGATTTCGCCAAAAATATTGGCTGTTTTTGCGATTTTTGCGGCAATACCCGAAATCGGGCCAGTGCCGGCTTTATTTTGTTCCTGCCGCGACGGAGTCAAAGAATAACCCGACTGCGGAATAGCGGGAGCCGAAAGTTCAATGTTCTCAAAATTGGCCCACACTGAGTAAGCGGCTGTAGTTTCAGTCGCGCTCGAAATGAGTGCCACATAAGGAACAAGAAACAAGGTCCCGTAAAAACTTATGGTCTGCTTCGTCGGCAAAAATGGACGAACAGCAGTGTAAGGAATGACCAACGAGGCATGGGTTTGGGTGCCTACATCAATTTCCACGTGCGGAAGTTGAGTAATGGTCGTGAGGTTGGCGGTGTGCATGCGATAGAAAGGTTGCCATCCGTTGGAACTCTGGCCACCAGATGGCATAAATGCCAAAATGTAGCGACCAGCTTGGAAACGGATAGCATTGATTTCAATTCGCACGACAATGTCGGCACGCATGAGCCCAACGCCTAAAAGTTTGTTTGCCTTGATACCAACAATTTGTGAATACCAAGGATCGACTTCAAACAATTTGGTCGTGTCTGAAGTCGTCAAACTTCCAGTTGCGATGCGAGTGGGCTTGCGTAAGAAGTCGAGGATTGTCTCAGACCCTGGGACGTGGGCGTAAGACTTGAGGGAAGGGTCGATGCGGGTGAGGTCGACCTGCGTGGCGATGACACCTTCAGTATTGTCCTTGAAGAATGTAGTTCCGCCGTCAGGTTCCGTAACAGTCGGTGCCTCCAAAAAGGGACCGGCTTGAGTTTCTGCCATGTCGATCGGTTGTCTATAGTGAGTTCGTTTTGCGGGAATAGCGGGGGGGCTGGAACCTTCTTTATTGTCTAGGTTAGAAAGACAGATTTCCCCTTCCTCGTCGAACCACATAAAGAAACCAGTCTTCGTAGCTTTGGACAAGTAATAATCACGGCTCATTGAAATTGGATAATAAAATCCGTCAAAGTAGTCGATCATCTTAGTTGCCCACTCATCCCAAACATCTTGCGGATGCATCGAGAGCTCAAGAAGAGCATTCTCCAAATTCGCAACCGCAACAGCCAATGGATGGTCGGCTTTCGTGCGCAATGGCATAGCGAGAATAACGCTCAGACGCAAAGGCATAAGCCAGCGTTGGAGCTTCTTGTCGAAACGACACGTACGCTTCACAATCTCGAGTTCAGAAAACTCTTTCCCAACAGGACTCGGGTCAGAGTCCTTGTCGGCAGCCGTGATGGTGTAGCCCAACAACCCACCAATTCTACAGTGTGACTCCTCTGTAAAACTGTGGGCGAAAGATGGGTGAACAACAAAAACATGGTCGTCACCCATACTTATGAACTGCACATAATCACGGAACTTTGGCAAACAAGAATCCTCACACTCATTCACCATCCACCACGTAAAACGAATAATGATCTTATTGATCAAACTATTCAACGCAGCGGTCAAGTACTCGCCACTCGGTAGTGATCCACTCCAACGCTCAACAATTGAACCGCGAATATGGACTGACTCCGAAATGGTCTTAAAATAAGTCTCTCTGGCTCTTTGGTGACTAGGAGCGTCACCATACCACGTGTTGATAATGCGGCAAACCAGGGACATGAGAAACGGCGTGTGGTCAGTGTCGAAACCGGCGAAATCAGAACATGATCCATTCTTAATATCACCAAATCTCAACATGGAGGTGGCGTATCTTGTACCGCCTGTGAACGGGTCGAATCCCAGCAGAGTCTCATTCTCAACATTGGTATCGACCATGAACTCCATGAACGAACCAAAAAGCATTCGACCTACAACCGTCTTGGCAAAAGGACTGCCAGAAACAAGCCTTGGTTTACCGACTTTACTGAACTTACGCCACTCCACCTTGAGAGAATCCGAGTGAATCCACATCGGAGTCGTTCCGTGGTAGAGACAGGTAATCCCGTCAACAACATCCTCCCACAAACGGGGAAAATCTTGTTTCCGGATAGGATCACCATTGGGCTGCAACTCAACAAAGTCAAGCTTTCTTTTACCTTCCGCAGCATACGGATAACCCGGAGAAGTCGTCATATTCATCGATGGAAATGACGTCCCCGGATCACCAGCAATGGCCTCACGGAAAGTTTTATTGCGTGGTGATTTGGACCACTCAATTCCCTTAAGTTCATGGGCGATTTGATCAGCAATTTTGGTCAGAGTATCTTTGTACTCTAACTGCCTGACCTCACTGTCTACAACATTCGCGCAATATTTAGCGCGGGCGACAGGGTAATTACTCGGCCTAGTATCAGCAAGCCCAAAATCAATTGGAACATAAGGCTCCTTTCCTGTATTGAAAAGGATCTGGTTGCAATTGGTATGGACTGACGCAATTGGTCTAGCGTGGAGAGTCAAAACATCATCATGCACGTTGGGGTCATAAGCAGAATTGGTCTCTGCTGAACTACGAGCATACGTGAGAATCTCCTCGATACCTTCCTCAGATAACCCAGGAAGAGGCGCGTCGGCAATGGTCAAGCCAACGAGACGAGCAATTTCGTCTCTTGTGATCCTGTATGAGAACCCACAAGCAGCGTCACCACTGAAATGGGCCCCCATGACCTTACCTCCCGAAGTGCCGTCAGTCGACATAACGAGAGTGCCGCAATCGCCTTTGTTCATAGTGTACATGTACTCAAGCGGATCACGTACCTCGATAACATCGTATTGAAGCTCACCATCACGATAAACTTCATACTTAGTCCGCCTGTCTGAACGACCACGGACTTTCAAATCCTGCCCCCACATCGCCCCATTTTTGGAACTAAGGAGAGCAGCAGGAAAAAACTTCCCACTTTGATACGCGGCTTGACCCATCTCACGGTCGGTCACGTAGTGGTGGAGCAAGCTCTTCACACGAGAGAAACGATCTCCATTGATCCTCATAATAAGCTTGTCGCGAATTTCGCGATCGGCATTAAGCGGAACAATATCCTTGAAGAAGACCTTATGTTTCTCAGTCTGGTTCACACAATTGGTGAACTCGAAATACCTGTACTCCTCAGGCATGTTAACACTATCCATCAATGCTTGCGTAGTAGCAAGGAAATGGAACGGGCTGTGTGCCACATTTGGCATCACAAAGTTAACAAAGCCCAACTTTCCAGGACAGATTTGCCCCCCTTGTTGGGGGGCTCGAACTTCCCACATATTCACAAGCAACAACTTGCGAATTGGGTCCAAATTTTCGGCACCCATGTGAGCAACGGGAAGCTCAACGCCCTGCCTGACAATGACACGGCGTGCTTTCTGGACTTGGTGCTGTTTAGCAAATCTAAAATGAGACTCGCTTTGGGTCATCGCAAAGTCCTCGTCCACCTTCTTCCTTCCGAAGAAGACACCGAGTCCAATTGGGACGATGACGGCAGCAGCAAGTGCGATAGGAACCCAGTTATCTTTGAGCCACTGGATCTGTTCCTTTATGGCACGAACGCCATTTGAGTACATCGCAATGCCCATTGCCTTCAGACGCTCCGAAAGTGCCCGGTCACGAACTTCAACTTCGTGTACCCACCCAAGGACCTGAGGGTTTTCATTAAGGCCATTATCCCACAAAGACTGGCATTTCTTAGCAGACCACATTATGGCCTCCATCATGTCAGCCTTCGCAAGACAAATAGCGACAGTCGTATAGGAAACTTCAACACCTGCCCACAAGTTGAACATGGTGTAAACGTCCCGCACGATCTGCTTCGGAGCGGCTATGGCCGGAGGTGCGACTGGTTCGCCTTTAAAATGAGCTAACCAATCTGCCTGAGCTTGCGCAACGGCTTCGTTGTCGCTGTTGAAAGCCTCGACTTGTTTGATCATATCTGCGATATCCATTGATGGGATAGCAGATTCAACTCTCTCCTTGAGCTCATCTGTACTGAGTCTAGCAACAGCTTCCACTGTGCCAAGGTCGACTGTTTCAAACGAATCAAAAGACTCGCGATCATACTTAACCACTTTCGGCTCCTCCTCTTCAATTGAGTCGAGGAACCGCATCATTTGAGGCTCTGAGGGAACCAACCCTGCACGCCGTATGATCTCTTCCATAGTTTGCTGCTTCCCGTGAAACTCAAGGAACTTCTTAATTCCTTTGGACATGTCACGGTTGACCAAACCTGCTGACTTCGCGCGTGAAATGCGAAGACGCAAGATTTCAGTAATGAGCTGGTCGATTGTTATCTCACCAACATCAACGAACTTCCCCTTCTCTGGCTCCTTAGAGTCAGCATTTGGGATCCATCGACGTCGGGTCAAGACGTAATTATTCACGTCCCAACCAGCCCCTTCAACAGCAGCATTCTTGAGCTTGCAGTAGATGATGAAATCCCACCTACGGTAAGCTGCGTCGGGTTGTTCAATACCAGGATCATGAAACTTGGTCGCGTTGGTATTCGCAAGCACCAACTTGGGGGCGACAACTTTCTCTTCCTTGGTGAAAGCACACCGAGGCAACCATGGTTCAGTATTGGCCGCAGCGATAAAGTCCATCAGCGGTGAAAAATCACCCCCAACGACGGATTTACGTTGTAACCAATCATCAAACAGAATGGTCCAAGCACGGGGGTCAATACCATCATAATAATAATCCTGACCTTTAATATACGTGTAAGTCGCCGGATTAAGATGGTAACCTTCACGCACAACCTTTTGAGCGTTTTCGTCATCAATTGCTTGAACCTCCACGTTGAAGAACCACTCAGACAAAAATCGCGTCAGGAGTGATTTTCCTTGCTTTGGAGGACCCATGAGGACCGCAGCAACAGGCTGCGGTCGACTCTTAGCAGGCAATGCGACCTTTTTCTTGGTCGCAACAATGACATCTTCAAGAATCTTCAACGCTCTCCCAACTGTGTTGGCATTCGCGTCGTTCTTTTCCTTCTTAAACTTCTCATGTAAAGCCATCCCAAACTTGTGATGTTTCTTGAGATCATTAAGTGTGCTAAGCGTGATAGTCAATATACCAGCCTTAGACTCTGACATGAGAGTCGTTGTGAGGTCAACAAATTCGGACACCTCGAGACTTGTCGTCGTCTCGATGCCCATGAGCTTATTGACATCAACACCGCAAATACTAACCATCTTTAGCACAATGACGAACAACTTGCTGAGTCCAGTTGTGGTCTTACTAACATCATGAACAATAGTGGCAATGGAACCATCCTTGAGGTTTTTTGTGTTCAACCCCACGGCGGCAGCCATACCAACCACTGATGACATGTCCTCCAAAGTGAAACTATGCTGAGGCTCCGCAAAATCAAAATCCGCTTGCGCAACAGCAACATCATCATCTTCGTCAAACAAACCATCAGTGGGTAGCTTGCCATCCTCGCGACTCGCAAGGTACTCTTGAACGGCTTTAAGAGCTTTGTGTATAAGTCCAGTCCTAACCAAGAGGTCCGAACACATAACCAAACAATACAAGCCAGATAGACCAGCAACGATCGACATACCAAGTGTGATTTGTATGGACAAACAATGGACAGACCACGCAAATACGAGAGGCATGATGTAAGGTAACAAAGTTTGAACAACATCTGTTAACTTACTGATCGTTCCAAGAATCGTCGACGTCGCGGCAATACCGCTCTTTGCGGCACGGCCAATCAACGAGGTATCAATTCCACCAGAAAAACCTTTCTTGACCGAATTGGCCAAGTTATCAAAGGTTTTACCAGTACGAACTTCGTCGACCAAACCACGAAGATCATCAACGAGTAGGCTTGACCGATCGTCAAACTTCTCGAGCGAATCCTCAATAGCCCGAGCGACTTTTTGGGATGACGCAAAAGCTGTTGTATCGACACGCTCGACCGATTTTTCAAGTGTCGGAATCAAGCGCGTACGAACTTCATCAACAGCTTCTTTAGCTGAGTGTATCAACTCATCAGCATTAGTGCGCAAAGCGCGCACATCTTCACTGATATTTGGGACTCCAAGCATTCCAGCCATCATTTGTGGCTCGGCAGGAACTTCCTTCACAACGGATCCCAGGGCTTTAACCCAGGCATCTGATTGTTCTTCATTAAAGAAATCCGCCAAACGCTTGAAAACATGCTGAAATACGTGTTTGCCACCAAACACCGCACGAACACGGTGATCATATGTAGCAAACTCACGTGCGAACGCGGTTAAATTCCAAGACTCGCGAAATTGCGCAGCTTCGAGAGCTTTTACAATTCCGAGAATACGTCTTCCTTCATCAAGAGCTTCTTCAATAACGTCCAACGTATGTCTGCCCAACCTGCTGTGCAACGATTCGCAGGGAGGGGTTCCAAAATACGTGAACAAGGACATCAAAGAGCTTGAAAAAGTCCACAACTTCTCAAGTCGATTAAAATACAAGCCATCAACACGGGAATGCCATGTGACAAATTGCATCTTGACCAAAGATTCAGTCATATAATGACGTATGGTCTTCCAGATAAGACGACGAACAAGAGTCCCAATTTTGAGTTCGAGGCTCTTGTCCATACGGAAAAATCCAGAACAATGTGTTTTATCATTTTGTCTTTTAAATTTTTCAACCCATTCATCATCACGCTTCGTAAAAGCGTAAGCCATAATCCAAGATAACATGTGAACTATCTCAGTTGGGTTGCGACCACACTCACGATAAACATTACTCAGAAGATCACCAACAAAATGATCCACGACAGCGCGGTCGTCTCCTTCAGGTTCAAGAACCTGATGGAAAAGACGAGTCAAAAGTTGCCGAGCCCATCGTATTTTGTAGAGACGGATCTCGACAGAAGGGGAGTCGGCAGGCACGAGGCTAGAATTCATGGTGGGTGAATTCATAGGTCGTACTTCGTTTGGGTCTCACTTAAGGCTGGATTTGCACCAACCAGGCAGAATAGCGCCTTTGGACGGCATACGAACTTGATCGATTCGAAGGTCCGGGTTGAGAGCTACAAGTGATGACTAAATCATTGGACGCGAGGCCGAGAGTTCCTAACAAGGGCTCGCCAACAAACTCACCGAAGTGAGAGTGAACTGGCTAACGTCTTGCCATTACTAAAACATTCTCGCGTTTACTGACCATCACAAACTTGAAACTTTGTGTTCTTCGTCGTATTAAACCACGACACAATAGTGTTGGAGACACCTACTCACTACTATCGTTGGATAAGAATCCGGTCACACCCACTCGGGTAATATAATGTTTTTGGTTTATGAATTATATAAAAGTGGCATGCAAGAGAAAGGTGGTTGCTCACTTGTCTACGGAGAAACAAGGTCATCACAGCCATCCAATACCGTAACCCTGGGCAACACAAATATGTTGGTCTTGTGTATGAAATTCAGACAAATAGGGAACGTGATAAAATCTGTAAGCTTGAACTTAACTTCACCGGCTTGAAATCTAAACAGCCGAGCGCCAAAACAGGACGAATCCCATCATGGCGGCAGCCTTGGGTAAGCCAATCAACACACAAAGTGCATCAATCGGGTCCACTAGTCAGACCAAAAGGGGATAATTTCCAT